TATCGTGGCCACTGGCCTGACACGTTTAGGAGCGCGTTGTATGGCGCAGCGTTAAACGGCTGCACCAGAAAATCGGTAGTCACCGTTAGCGTCGTGTCATAGGTGCCGTCGTTCGACGTGTCAGTCTTGACAACCAGGCCGGTTGTTGTGTTGAACCGGTCGACTAGCAACAGTTCAGGATCGCCAGCAAGAAAGACGCGTGCCTCGGATACTGTCTCAAAAGTTTCGTTCGTGTAACCGTCGACGAGCTCCTGGGCGGCGTTAATGGCAGCTGTTAGCGGCGTGTCCTCGGACGTCGTGCCCGACGGTATGCCTAAATAGTCTTTGACGATTGCGAGCGTCGTGTAGGGCATTGCTACTTTTTGGCGGCCTTTTTAGCTGGCTTTTTCGCTGCCGGCTTGTCGGCGGGTGCGGGTGCAGGCGCAGCTTTGTCGGCTGGTTTCTGAACCCGGCTAGGTGCTTGTTTGTCCCAAAGATTCACGGGCGAGCCTTTCAGAATGGTGCCGCCCGAGGCCCTAGCAAAGACTGGTATCTGCTAAGGCCTCGAGCGGCGAAGGGGTGACCTTAGAAGGTCGGGGCAACGAGGCCAGTGCCGGAAATGACCGAAACCGACGCCGGGTAGCGGCCCGCAATAAAGCAAGCGTACTGATACGCCACCATCGTAACGGTCAGGTTCAGCCCGGCCGTCTGGTCCATGCGGACGAGGGCCGGGGAGCCGGCGTCCTCGAACAGCAGCATGTCGGCACGTCGGACGATGTAGATTTCGTCCTCGTCGGTGCCTGCGCCGGCGTTGGTGACGACGTTCGCATCGGTGACGACGGGCAAACCAGCGATGGATGCGCCGGTGTTGCCGTAGCCAGCGACCGGGCCGAGGCCCATCGCGTTCTGCGGGACATTCTGGGTCGGCACAACTAGCGGGCGGTTGCTCGAGTCGACGCCGGCCTGCATAAACGCCAGGCGGCGAGGATGCATGACAATCAGGTCGGCCGCTGCGTAGCGGTTCGAGTTGACCTGCTGCACGCCGTCCACAATCTTGGAGTACAGCTCGGCAGCGGTCGGCGAGGCGTCGGTGTAGGTCACGCCGTTCGTGCCGGACACGTTCGTCAAGCCGAGAAGCTGACCAGACGAGCCGGAACCGTTCAGGAGCTGGTTGTCAAGGGTGGTCGCCATTGCGCCCATCATGTCGGCCGCAACAAGAGCGTCGACGCCGGTGCCACGCTCGATGGCCTGGCGGCTGAGCTGCTGACCTGCGGCGATGGTGCGCACGTCCACGGTCAGGAGCGTGTCGTCGATGTCCGTTTCCGAGACCGCGTCGTTTTCGGCGGCCTGCACGGCAGCGCTCGAGCCGGTGGTCACACGCGAAATGTTTACCGTGAGACCGTCAGCGGGCAGCGGCAACGCGGTGCACTGGTCAGCGAACGGCCGACCGGCGCGGGCGAGCTCGGCTGCAAGCTGCGTCAGGTACTGCGGGACGACCAGACCGGCGTAGTTGGCGGTGCTGCCGTCACGCTGCTCAATTGCCATTTCCTCGCGGTGGCGGCGGAGGCGGTCCGTTGCCTCAAGGTCGCCGTAAACCTGCGAGTGGTACATGTCGGAAAAGAAGCTCTCGGAGCGAGTCTCGGAGTAAGTAAGCGGTTCGTCTTTGACGTGCACGATGCCGGCGGCTGCGCGGCTTTCGGGTTCGTCGGTCGCAGCGACCTCGGCGCGCATTGCTGCGGCCTCGAGGTTGCTGACCTGGAGGTCGCGCAGTTCGGCGATGCGAGCGTCGAGCGCGTCGGCCCTGCTCTTGAGGTCGTTTAGGTTGGCGTCCTCGGTGTCGGAGAGGTCGCGAGTTTCGTCGGCGGCACGGGTGAGGATGCCTTCGACGGTGGTGGTGAGTTCGGCGCGTTCGGCGACGAGCTGGTCAAGTAGACGCATGAGCGTTTGCCCTTCGGGTCGGAGTTTTTCGGGTTCCGTCGGGTGCGGTCAAGGTGCTCGGAGCTACCAAGCGGCGTTAACTGCGGCGCGTCGTGTTTGGTGATGATACCGCACAGCGGCGGCACGTCACGGCATTCGTAATTTAGGTAAGAAACTCGGCGCGTCGGCGGGCGAGGCGTGGCGCAGCGCTGGCGTCGTCTGGGTCAAAATGGCGCACAGCAAGCACTCGAGCGTCGCCGTATGCCGGCACGGCTACGAACCCGACGTGATCCATGCGGGCTTCGACGCGCACGATGTGCTGGCGGTCGCCTCGCATTTCGGAACGGTTACGGATCGGCACAAACCCGACCGACAGGCCTGAAACCATGCCGTCGTCAGCGAGCTCAAGCACTTCGCGCGCCCGTTCTGTGCGGGCCATACGAAAATCGGCGATAAGCCCGTCGGCCGTGTTTTCCCACGAAATAGACGTGCCGACGGGCAGCGTCGTGCGGCTTTCGTGCTGCTGATAAAGCGGGATTTGGTCGCCTCGTTCGGCGAGCGTTTTGGTGAATGCTGACCGCTCGAACGATTCAGTGACGCCTGACGGCATACGGTATTCGCCGGCCCACGGGACAACAACGCCGACCAGGTGCCGGTAGCCGTCGTCGTCGGTGCGAGTTTCAATGCCGTCAAACGGAATCGTGCGGTTTTCCACGCTGGTCATTCTGTCCCCATTCCCTCAAGGGCTCGGACTTCGTCGACGGTCATAAACCCGGCACGCAACGCGATCTCGTGGGCCTGGTACCGCTCGAGGGTCGCCGCCCGTAGTAGCGCGTCCATGTTGAAACGTGCTTGCTGCCCTCTTGGTAGCAGCGTCGATAACGACTGCTCAATTTTTACAGCCAGCGGCCGCAACGTAAACCGCACAAAAAACTGCGAGTCTTGTTGAACGTTGCTGTATGTCTTGGAGTCGGTAGTAGGCACGCCGACGAGGTGCGGGTTTACGCCAAACAAGGTGCAGATTTGGAGCGCGTTGTAACGTCTCGAGTCGAGCAGTTCCATGTCGACCGATGAAAACTCGAGCGGCTGATATTTGACGCCTCCTGACAAGACTGCCGGCCCACGTTGGCGGCCGCCGTTGCCAGCGATCCACGCTTGTTTCAGTTCGGTTGCTTGGTCGCTGGTTAGTTCGTTGTCAGACATGAGCACGCCGTCAGGCAGCGCGCCGGTGGTGAACGTGCCGGCGGCGTATTGGTCGCCGGCGATTGACTGGGCGACGGCCTGCCGGTTGTAGTCCAGCGGGCCGAGGCCGACAACGTGACCGGGTAGCGTCAAGTTTCGGATATGTAGAACGTCCTCGGTCGGGATTGTGCCTCGGCTTGTGCGGTACATTGGCACGCCGTCGACGACGGTGACCTGTATCGCCTGCGGGTCAAGCAATACCAGCGTTTGAGGAAAACCGAGCTGGTCGCGACGGCCTAGCAGCACGTAGGCGTTGCCGTTGACCAGCATTGACACGACTAGCGCCGACATAAACTCGGACGGTGTGCGGCCCGGTTCGGGGTTGCGGAGCAGCGTCGGCGTCGGGATGCGTTCGCCGTTGCGCTCGACGTGGACAGGCATCGCGCCGATTTGATCGGAAATAAGAGCGACGCAACGGTTTGCGGCAACGCTCGACAGCAGGGTGTCGCGTGTGATCGACAGCGGCCCGGTGATCGGTTGCGACGTGATCGACCTCGCCGGCAGTTCAATCGTGGTGCTGCGCGTTTCGGGTTTGCGGAAGAGGTCGCCTATCATCTGCTAGCGGCCTCGAGGGCAGTTGACACGACGACGACAGCGACGCCGGCAGCAGTCAGCGACGCGTAAGCGTTGCCAGTAGCGAGGCCGACGCCTGCGACAGCGGCGAGAAGGCCCACGGCCTGGGCGAGAGCGTGTTTCATTTAGTGCACCATCGGCTTTGGCTTGTCGGGAACGGATACTGCTCCCCACACTGCAAGGCTAGCAGCGACCAGCGGCGTGATTGGTGAATCATCCGAGGTGCGCTTCCACGCCCACCGGTCGCCGAGTCGGCGGCGTGTAGCGGCACCTACAGCGTCGGACAGTAGCGAGTCGTTTAGGTGCGCGAGTTTGCCGTCTTGGATTGCGTCGAACATTGTGCCGCACGCTGCGGCGTAGTCTCGTGCGCCGACCTCGAGCACGTTGAGGTTTTGCAGGTGCGGCAGCAGCGAGGCAGCAGCAGCGCCTGCGTCAACAACTACGGTGGCGTTCCAGCGGCGGGCGACTTCGGTGATGCGGGCCGGTAGCCAGCCGACACCGGGCCGATGGTCGACGAGCTCCACGAGGTAGCGGCCGTCGGCTGTCACTGACGAGATTGCGACGCTGGACGTGTCGCGCATTGGTGAGATGTCTACGCCTAGGGCCAGTTGGTCGCCGTGTTGGAGGTCCGTTTCGGCGAGGCGCGCGAATTGGCCGACGTCAAGCACGTAGTCCGCTGCGTCCAAGGGCCAACGGTTCAGGATTTCGCGATCGAATAGGTCTGCGCTCATGGTGGCGTGAAAGTCGGTTACCGCCTCGAGCGTTACGCCTTTGCTTTCTGTCAGCGTCGGGATTGCTTTTGCCCACGTCTTAGGGTCGTCTGGGTCGTCGTCCTCGGCTGCGGCCCACTCAAACCACGCGAGCGTCGGCGAGTCGCCTGCACGACCCAGGTCGCGATAGTGGCGCAGCATTTCCGACTGGTGAGTGCCGGCGTTTGACGCCATCCACAGCTGCGCTGACGGCCTGGTGGCCATCGTTGGCCCTAACGCGCCGACGAGCTCCATGCTGTGCGCTAGCGCCTCGTCAATGACCACTAAGTCAAGCGTTAAGCCGCGTGCGCCTTCCCTTGACGGCGTAACAACGCGAAAACTGCCGCCGTTCCGCATCGTGAGCGCTTCAGAACCGTTCGCCAGACGCAACTGATCGAACCGGGCACCTAGCGCCGGCCGCAACAACTCGACAGCCTCGAGGAACTTTAGGCGGGCTGCGCCTCGATCCTGCGCCGTGTAGGCAACATGACCGCCGGCTAGCAGTTCTAAACCTATGCGGGCAGTTAACAGCGCCGTTTTGCCGTTCTGACGGCCGACCGATACGCCGACAGTGCGACGCCGATAGGTGCCGTCGTCAGCGACCTCGAGCGCTACGTCGGCGACTTGGCGCTGCCAACCGAACAGGCCTAGGCCGAGGAGCTCGGCGACACGGGCAAGCTGCGGCCCTCGGCTACTAGCGTCGCTCGCGAGCGTGGCGTGCAACGCCGGCGGGCACGTCATCGCATCAGTTCCGCCTCAAGAGCCGCTAGCGCGTCCTCTTCTGGAATATTGAGCAATCCGGCCGAACTAAGCAGAACCGCCGCTAACTGCGGGATTTGTCCGCCGCCTTCGCCGCTTGTTTCGATTTCGTCCCACCGGTCAGCGAGGCCGCGCAGCGATTCAATTTCTACCGGCGAACCGGTAGCCCGTTCGAGCAGCGTTTCGACCGCTGCCCTATGTCGTCCAGTCATTACCAGTTCCTCGTCGTTATCGGTTTCGGTGTTTTTTTGTGGTGCGCTTGTTTCCCGCCTCGAGACCAGTTGCAGGGACCGCACGACGGCACAAGCTGGCCGCGCCATTCGCCAGGCGGGAACGCTGCCAACGCTGGCACGTGGTCCGCCTCGGTCGCCGGCGCAGCCCGGCACCAAACGCACGCCGGCCGGTCGGCCAACAGCTCGGCACGGGCACGGCGGTGGGCGGCATCGTAGGCCATCCCTCAAGGGTAGCCCACGGGCCCCCAGGAGGGAGAGAAAGCG